CATTACCGGAAGCAATGGCGCCATCACCAGAGATATTGGTAACGGCAACATAACCACGCTGTTGGAAATAACGATAGCCAGGGATAGCCAGCACCGAAGTGGGGCCACCTTTCGAACCATCATTGCTGCCGCTGCCATCGGTATCAATGTTCTTGTACCAACCGTTCAGCGGTTCTGCCCAGTTGCCGGGGAAGATTTTTTTAGACGAGAGATAGGTCATTTATTTCTCCGTATGGTTTATTTATGTTTACTTATCAAACAGTGCCGTCGTCAGAAACGAAGCTGTAGGCAGTAGTGATGAAGTCTTTGTTAAGAACTTCGAAGCCAGCATACAGTTGCCAGATCAGAATAATAAAGCGACTGAAGTCGTCGTTATTGTTGATCAGCACCTGAGCGTTAGGACCACCAATGCCAACACCAACGGCCTGGGGACCGAAGAAGAAACCTTGAGCAACTTCCTGGGCGCTGTAAGAAGCGATATCAGTGAAAGAAGCTTGAATGGTTTTGCTGGGGAAGTTGGTCGACTCGAAAAACTTCACGCCTTCAAACTGGACGCCAGTCGGCATGACGGGTTCACCAGCCAGGAAGTAGGCCTGACCAGCCTGCGGACCCATATAGAAGCTGGCATTGTTAGGCATCATGGGGTTGCCCATGTACATGCCTTGACCAGGGTTACCGGCGTAACGAGCGATCTCACGGAAGTCAGGATCACGACGCAGATGCATCATGAAAGTAGGATCGCAGATGCAACGATACAGACCATCAGTAAAGGTCGGAACGTTACGCTTACGCATATCCTTAACAACAGTCAGCAGGTCGGTACGAACCGAAAACTGTTGAATATCTGCAGTGTATTGAGCGGCGGTGTAAGCGATTTGACCAGAAGAGTTTTTGGTCTTACCACCAGGGAAGTAGTAACCACCTTGGCTGGTAGAAGCAGCGCCATTAGCTTCGGCTTTGGCAAGTTCGTCAATGAAGACGCGGTCACGCCAACGGCGATAGTCGTCAAGCAGAGTCAGGCTGCCGATCGACTGGTGGAACATATTCAGGTTGCCAGTATCCAGCAGCAGGCGCTGGGCAGTAACCAGAGTTTCACGAGCAATCTTAAAGGTAGAGGGCTGGGTCGGGTCGCCCGGATCAGCGGGGCCAGTGTATTCCTTAAGCACCACCAGGACTTTCTCCTTGGTGATGTTACGGCTGTTAGCAGTACCAATAGTCTGGTCAGCAATGCGCTCACGGCTGTCCTTAGTACCAGGGGTACCCCAGAACTTATAGCGATCGAGCTGAACGGTTTGACCAGGTTGACGAGTGAAGTCGTGAACAACAACAGGCTCTACGGCCATTTCGCAGATGTATGCCGGGTGGGGGCGATACAGTTCTGCACCCAAAATCTTGGGGAAATCGGTATCAAGAAACACTTTAGTTTATCCTCCAGTACGCAGGACTTTGTCGGGTGAAAGATTCAGACAAGAAATGTCTTATCTAAAACAAATTTTAGCAGTTGATAATTTATCAACTAATGTAACGCAAAGTAGGAGTACTTGCGCGTGCCATAGGTGTATTACTAGACCCCGCAAGTTCGGGATCAGTAATTACATTTTGCTGGAAACCAGGGATTCCCATTGCTCCGGGAATTGCACCAGCAGCAACACCGCCTAGACCGGCAAGTGCAGCGGAACCGGGGACAAGACCGGCAGCCAGAGCTTTACCTGTTCCACGAATAAATTGTTCTTCCTGTGGAATTTCTAAATTCGCTGATCTAGAAAGAGTGCTTTCAATGGCTTTTTGCGCCATAGATTTGGGAAGTCCTTCAGCACGTTGGCGTGTTTCCATTTGAACGGCTTTATGAAGAAGTCCCAAATCGGCTTCTTGTTTAGCAGAAAGAGCTTCTCTGTAAATATCCGGAGCATACTTACCGGCTAATTTGCGAGCAGCAACTAAACCACCGGCAGCACCAGCGCCACCAGCAAGTCCGGCAAGTACGGACGAACCTGGATCTTCGCCTTGAGAAGCGGCATACCCCGCAGCAGCTAAGCCGCCAGCAAGAGGTACGCCGTATTTAAGGAGTGGACGCATGGCCTCACTCCATCACAAACAGTTTGTTAGCCAGGACTTGAGGCTGAGCTTGGTTGATGACGCGCCAGGCATTCTGGGGATCGCGTGCCATCACTTCGTTAAAGGTGCCCCAGAAATTCTCAGGTTGCTGAGGAGTGGCGGCAGTAGGGGGAGCAGGGAGTTGTCCGTATTGGGGATTAACGGGTTCCGTGCGGTAACCAGGAGTTTCCAATTGCTGTTCGTTTTCGTAAACGGGATAGGGACCTTCGGGACCGAAGAACTTCAGCGTGTAATCGCTGAGAACATCGGGGTTGGTCAGAATTTCGTTATAAGCCAGGTTCTCTTGATGCTCGTTGACTGCGAACTGAGCGTATCCCTGGATCGTCTCACTTGCGCGGCTTCCCCACGCGACGGCGCTGTCCAGCATTTGCTCCAGGTTCAGAGCGTAGTTGTTCAGAATTGCCGGTGCTTCGACCCCGAACGCGTCCATCACCTGACGGCTTTCCTGGCTCATTCCCACCAAGTCGGCTACCTGCTCCAAGGACGGAGCTGAGGAGGTTTGGGAAGAGTTGGGCGAGTAAGCCTGGTTGGGCGACCATGTCTGCGGAGCCGATTGTTGCGTAACTTGGCTGCTGACCTGACCGTAATTCGCCGGGGTAAACTGAGTCGTCGGCGCGGAGGACTGACCCTGGAACGGGGATTGAACTGGTGCGCTCAGTAGATTCACCACCTTGTTGAACGCCGATTCCCACGGGTTGCCCTGGGCTTCCGCCGGTTGGGATTGGGGGGCGTACTGAGTAGGGGCGGATTGGTAGCTGGGGCTCGCCTGGGGTACCGCTTGGGGGTAACTCGTACCCACCTGATACGCTTGAGGCGCCACCTGGTAGCTGACCTGTTGGTTGGACGGAGCCGGAGTCACGTAACTGCTGGGAGCTACGGCCACTGGTGCTTGGCTCGTCTGTGGGATCGATTGGACGGTAGCGTCCTGCATAACTCATCTCCTTTTGTAAAGCTTCGAGAGTTCGATACAGATAAGGGGTTAAATCCAGTCTTGGATCCGCAGCCATCGGTAAGTCCGGTGATTGCGGGTGAGGGGTCTGCATCATGCCTCCCACTAAGCGAGCGAATGAAGAATATGCATTCTGCAATTCACCCACCATCCTGAACGGGAACCCAGATAACATCTCGGCCCGCTCCTCATCCGTTTTTGACGGGAAGAGGTATTTCAGTGCTTCAATGCTATCAACACCTAATTCTTGTAAGTTGCGTACCACGATGGAGTTGTTAAGGATGTCCTGAGTGGAATCCTCGTAAACGGGACCAAGCCAACGCCACTGAATCGTGATGTCACCATCGGGAATAAGGCCCAACACTCCTGGTGGAATCTGTTGGGTCTTAACGCAAGCCATCATCAGACGTTTGATTTGTTCATCAAACCCACTAAGGGCGGCTCGATATAGCTGCACTTCATCTGATGACGCGTCATCGGGTGGCTCGATGGGTTTTTCAAGTCCTGCAGCGGCAGCAAGTGTTTCCTTAAATAAACGCTCTTCCTGGAAAATGATTAACTCAAGGCAACGACAAATACCGTACGTATAAACGGCAGTTGCTTTTTTCTTTGATGTAGCAGCTACGCGACCAAATAACGATTTGTATTCCGTTGCTGTGACACCAGCAGAAATTGAAAGCTCGTCAACACCACCCAGGGCGGTACGTATCTCTTCTCGATACTGGCGAGCAAATGCGTTTTGATCTCCAGTAATGGCATCTGGAACGATATAACCAACTCGATCGTTTGGTTCCAGGTTTGCAATAATGCGTGGAACCCTGATCTGACCATCAACACCTCGACTGATGGGATCAGATTTAAAGGTTGACCGACTCAATGCGGAGCCACTAGCAAAGCCTGAGTTGGCTGCAATGGAAGGACGCTGGACGACACCATCCCCACCTGACTCAATCAGATCAGTCTTGGGACGGGAAGAAAGAAGAGTTGGGTTGCCAAAAAATTGAACGTTTTTCCGCATCGTGCGGATCATTTCATCGTGCGTAACAATGTGATTGGCAAGAGCATCAAACTCACCAATACCTTCTGTAGAGAAGCCTTTAGGATTGTTAAAGATTTCTACACAGGGAATAAACCCGAGGGTATTTCTATAGGTCTTTGTTTTACCAGGGGCAATGCCCATTGGTTGATCAAAAGAAATCTCACCTTCAGAATGGGTTTCTTCAATGGATTTTCTTTTGATTGACAATCGAATATATCGTTTAGTGCCTTGGCCGCCTAACGTTTCAAGACCAGAGACTGAAGACTGATTAATGTCTTGATTAAAACCAAAACCATTTTTGACTTTATAGCTGTATATGATGACGACCTCATCAAGCTCTCCGTCAATGTTGTAATAGGAACGATACTCGTGTTTACGAAAGAAGTAAAGACGGTAATTATTTTGAGTAGGCCGAATATAAAACAATCCCTGGCCGTCGCACAAAAAGTAGTCCCAAATTGAATCGAGATGAGTGTCGATCTGATTGTATTTAATTACACGATCAATAAAATCTTTTCGTTGATTACCAAAGTTGTCCTGGGCTGGAAAAAATTCAACACCCTGCCGGATGCCAAACATTTTCATTTGCGCCAGGTGGGCCGCAACAACGCCAGTATCTACGCCAATTCCACCGTCCTTTTCAAGGTAGGAATCAACAATTTCTTTGAGACGAGATTTAGCGTCGACAGCCATTAACTATTTTCAACCCACTGGAATTAGTTTAACAGTTTTGATTAAAATTGTGTATTGTACCGAAGTTGTCCACCCATATTGTCCATGCCGCCAGGAAACTTACGATTTAGATTTCGATTAACAAAGAAATCTAAACCAAGGCCTTGTGTTCCGGGAGGCTGACCAATTGTTCCTTGAAGATTCATCATATTTGTTTCTGGTTGATAACCTCCTTGAACATTTATCCTGCCTTCTTTTCCTATCGGAATATTAACGCTACCGCCTAAATCTAAACCGCCCTCTTCTGACTCACGGTAAGAAACTCTAGGGCGAACAGAAAAAACATTCGGGGTGGGCATTCCCGGTATGCCTTGTGGCATTCCCATATTCATACCCATTTGGCCGCCAAGAGCAGACGCACCGGGATAAGCCTGAGCAAGAAGGCCGCCTAGATTTCCAACAGGAGTAAACCCTCCTAATGCTTGACGAAATTGGGTATTGTTTGGGCTTTTTTGATCTGGACCCGAAGGAAGTCCATACTGTTCGCGAAAGCCGGGCGGTGGTGAAGTTCCGGGTTGTTTAAGTTTTTTTAATAAGTCAGAATCAACAGGGAGGTTGGGAATTCCTCCTGTATTAGCAGTTCCAAGTAAATTACCTGCCGCACCCCCAACGTTCCTTTCCCCGCTGTAATACATGCTTTTTAAATATCTACTTTTATTTTACTCTTCTATTACTTCGTATCCACTTTCATCGTTAACACGAGAAAGAACAATGCCGTTTCCTTTCAAATCCCACGAAAGGATGTCGCCTTCAACCCAGCCAAGCTCTTCGATTAAATCATCTGGAAGTTCAATAAAGCAATCGCCGTCACTACCTTCTTGAACTTCAATAATGTAATTGGCGCTCATTTGAAAAGTCGTTCCATCATTTTGTCCAGCTTACTATTAATCTGCTTGAAGTTGTCATGCATCTGTTGAATTTCTCTAAGAAAGTCAACTTTTAATACGTATTCCAACGGCATGCGATTGATTTGATCTTCAAAATGGTCAAGCTTGGTTCCTTGATTTTTGGTGAGGTCTGATAGTTGTTTCATTCGTTCGTGGAACCTAGAAAGAATCTTGTTCGCAGTCCAGGTTCCGCCAGAAACACCAGCAACAATCGCTGTTACTGTAAGAGCAAGATACTCTGGTCCCACGGGCGTAAACTTTTTTCTTATTCTACGATTCAGTAATCAACCTGCAAATTACCCTTCTTAGCCAAGCCATTAACAAGCCAAACCAAGGCGTCAACGCAATCATCGTGTCCGCTAACACCAAAATTAGTAAGCTCATCAAACATGGCGGTAAAATTTCGATAACGATTAAAGATAATTTTTCGGTCTTCAAACATACCCATGATGCCCCTAAACCTTGCCAGCTTGTCTGCCCTGAAGCCTTTAACAGGGTGCCAAATTAAGTTATAGAGATTATCTCCATTTAAACAAATTCTCTTAAAGTCTGCCTCCAAGGAAGCCTGGTACTGAACAGCTTCCCCCCAAATATCACATGTGTTGTAAGTCGGGAAATAATTACCGTTAGCGTCTCGTCCAACAATCGACCAATCATTAAGTAATTCTTTAAGTGCATCTAATTTTTCTAAGTTGCCCATGACTCGCATGCGGCGATAATCAATAATATGAACCTTGTCTCCAATTCGTCCACCGAGAACAAAGACGGTGTAATCGTTCTTTTCTTTAGTTCCAGCAGACAAGTCCACTCCAACACCCAGAGCATCAAACTCAGTTGCAATCTCTGCTTTGACAACAAGTTCAGGCGCAAGAGACAACTCATTTTGCCTGACGATTTGATTCATGTACTGGAAAGAAAAAGCAATTGGTGCTTGCCGTTTCTTCTCTTTTAAATAATCAAGAGACCACATCTCTGGCCAATAGGATTCTTCATCTCCTGTTTCGGGATTGTTTTGAATTGCTGGAAGAACAATTTGCGTCCAATTGTTTTGTGAATTAAACGTGGTTGCGTGAATATCATCATGCCTAAAGCGAGTGCCAAGACAAATGGCCCTGGCACCTTCAAACATAGTTGGTGAAATAACAGCATTCCAGTTATCCTGCATCATTTTCCTGATGTCAGGATTAGCTATGTCCGCTGAACTTTTGATCGGGTCATCGACCAACACTAGCTGACTACGCTTGGATGTAACTGAACCCTTTAGACCTGCTGCACAAAGAGTAAATTGTTCGTCACCAGTAACATCAATACCTGCAAAGCGGTGATCAATTGACCAATATTCATTACTGGTAACGTTCTTAAGAAGTTTAACCACCGGAAAAACCTCTTGGTATTTTTTACTTTCAATAATTCGTTTAATGGTTGCAGATTTAGAACGTGCAATATCAACCGTATATGACAAGTAAAGAATTTGAAGAGGCTTTTTTGCTGTGGTGTGGATGCCTATAGCCCAAGCAGTAAACAAACCAAGTACGCTCGACTTGGCTGAACCACGAGGTGCCAATAAATCAATATTTGGACCAGCAATCTTAAGCAGGCAAGAACTGTCTTGATTTGTTATTAACTGACGATGCCATTCGATATGGTGTTTAGCCGGAGGTTTATCTGCTACGTAATCACAAAAGAAACCAAAGTCTTCCCTAGCCCTTTCAAGAAGATCTTCATCTTTATGCTTCTTAACGCGATGTTTCTGTGCTGCTGCTTGAGCATTGCGTCGATAAGCTTGATGAAGGTATGCAGGCACAATAAAACCAATCAGTTAGTTAATACTAACCGAAAGCAGAAGTTCTGAACGGATCTTCTGTTTGATCGCGACGACGGTACTCATCTGCTGCCTGTTTGGCAATTAATGCCTTCTGTTCATCAAATGCAGGAGCTTGAGCTTCTCTAACGGGACCTTCCCATGTATCTAAATTTCCGCGACCAGAATTTTTAACTGGGTTTGGATTAATTGGTTTATCAATGTTGCGTTGGTAATCTTGTTCTAATTGTCGTTGCCAAGCAGGTTTTGATTGGTATCGAACTTGAGCAATTTGATCTACATTTTCACCACGGGGACCAGTAGATAAACCGGGCCCCGTTTGAGGAGAACGGTCAAACGGATTTTGAATCATATAACCTTCTCCTGGGCGCAACTTTGACCCAGGCGTCTGTAAAGGCATAATATTGCTTGGGTGGTAGGTACCAGGGGGCCTATCCATTCCACGGGGGCCCGTAGGAAGTATTTGTGCAATATCCTCTCCCCTAGGCCCAAACTGAGACTGTGCGACCGCTTCTCCCCTGGGACCCGTCTTTGCTTGCTTTAAGATTTCTAATAAAACTTTTCCGGGTTCTACGTTTGGTACATATTGCTTCATCACCGGATCGTATTTTACTGGTGTTGAAGGGCCACTAGGTTTTTGAGGTGTATCAGAAGAAGCAATTAGAGTTTCTGTTTCTTGTGGAATATTATTTAAACTTGTTTCTTTGTATTGATTTAAAAAAGCCTGTGCTTCTTCACTGCCTGATGCAGCTTGGTTTTCAACAATTGAAAGGTTTTTTACTGATTCGGGAGACGTTGTAGGAGTTGGTGCATAGCTTTTGATATTGGTAAAATCCTCTTTTCTTGGGGCTGTTAAAGGAGATTTAAGAAAAGAACTAGCATAATCACTTGATGCTTTAATTGCAGATTGTAATTTATCATATGCGGATCTAATTTCTGCCGGATCTTTTAAACCGCCAAGATAAACTGCCCTAGCATCATCAACATTTTTTTGCAAAGAAGCTGAAGTTGCTTTATTATCTTCAATCTGCTGCAAATATCTTTGGTACGCTTGTTCGTAAGTATTGCCAGATGTGTCATATATATAATCTTCTTCTTTTGCAGGTTCAACAGGACCAATGGCTTGAATCGAAGAATAACTAGCTGGCGGCGCTACAGGTTCATTTTGAGTTGCTTGTGATTGAACTGTATTTACAGGCTTATCTGTTGCTGTTCCTTGTTCTGTTTCTGATTTAAATTCATTTAAATAACTATTTAAATAATCAATTTCTTTTTGTCGTTCCGATACAAATACTGGAACACCTGTGTATTTAGGCCTTAGATCAGGACCACCTCTAGCAATGATATCTGCATATATTGGCTCCATTTGAAGCCTTTGTTGCTCAAAAGTTTCTATTTCTTTTTGTAAAAGTTGAATTTTTTTTTGAATGTCTTGTTGTGTTTGGCCGTATAAAATGGTAGCCATTATTTTGATTCCTTACGCTTTTGTTTTTGATATTTACGCGCCTTATCTAATGCAGCTTTGCGTTTTTCCTTATCGTTCATCTCTGAACCGTCTTCTTTCTTTGCTTCTTTTTTATTAAAATATTCCACCAACTGCGGCGGCATCTTGCCCTTTGTCATTTGTTATTCTCCACAACGCCACGCATCCGCTCAACAAGCTGCTTATATTCAGGAGTACCAGGATCTGGTAAACGGGCTGCTCTCCCTGGACCAAAAATGATTCCAGAACGAACAGGAATATTCTCAGATTGTTTTTGTGGTTGCATCTGTTTTACTCACTTAATTGCATTTTAGCCCATACAGACATTGATGCTTCTTGCAGTGGGGCTTCAATTGGATCATCTTTAAAAATAGCCAATAACTCACGTATGGCTTGGTCAGCACCAGCCATCAGTAAGCCTTTGCGATCCTTTGCAGATGTATAGGATTCAACTTGGTTAATAGTTCCGCGCAACTCTTTTGTCATCGCTGCCAGGCGAGCAACACCTGCATCTCGTTTGACAGCAAAATTTTCAATATCTTCACGCAACTTTCTCATATCTTCTTGAATTTCTTGGATCTCGTTAATAAGAATTTTGCGATGATCTGGCTTTTTGTAATTAGCAGATGTCCAACCATTACAACTTGAAATAGATCCCCTGTAACCAAGGAATCTTGAATAGAGATAAATTTCAATTACAGAGTAAGTATTCTTAGCAAACTCAAGAAAACTTTCTTGGGTAGAGGAATCTAAATTGTCTACCCACTGATCAAATAACTCAATATCGATAAGCTCGTTGGGACTGAGCATAGTCCCTTGCTTCGTCCGCTTGTTTAAACTGTTGCGATTGCTCTGCAGAGGTTCGTTGCTCTCCTGCTCCTTTTCCAATAGTTTCTCGTTCTTGCTCACCAGCAGTCTCCATTTTCTTTTTGGAAAATTCGTAGGCAACACCAGCCGCCTGACGATATTTGTCTAGATCAAACCAATCGTCAATATCAGTTTGTCCAGCGGGTACACTGCTAGTCATGATAATAGATTTATTCCGGTTGCTGTGGAGCAGTTAAGGGTGCGTTCTTATCCATCTCTTCTTGACGACGCTTGGATTGCTGCAAGCGATCAAGGAGAACGCGATAATCATCAAGATTAAAACCTTGTCCTAAAGAAGAGGAATTAGCGGTTTGCATTTTAATCAGAAGTTAGACATCATACTTGCAAGGCCAGTAGCAAAGATGTCGCGACGACCTTCAAGAGATTTTTGACGTTGTTGACGACCTTTTGAAGATTCAAGACGAGCAAGAAGTTCTTCAAACTTATTAATATCAAAATAGTCGTCAGCAGTCGACTGACCAACGGGAGTAGAAGTCATTATGAAACAAAAACAGTTTCTTGATTAATTATAGCAATCTTTATTTATCCCCAGAATCCAGACACAAGATTGGAATAGAGGCTACCAGCAGCAGCAATCTTAGAAACTTCTTTAGTTCCTTCATTCTTTAACTTCTGAGTTTCTTTGTCAATCTCACCTTGAAGATTAGTCAAACCAGCACTAAACAGATACTGCCTAGTATCACGAATATTTTGAACCTGTTCTTGAAGCTCAAAAGGAGTACCTGTAATTTCGCTTTGGAAATCAGGCGTGGCTACTTTAGTCCTACTACCAAGATCTCCTGAGTATTGAGGAAGAAGCGACTTATCAAATTTAAAAGTACGTTTACCACTTCGTTCGCCTTCAGCAGTAACGGTCTGCTTTCCGAACATTGTGTCATAATAATTATCTAAATAACTTTGATTAAATTTCTTTTGATATTCCGGACTCTTGGAAAGAGAATCACGGAACTCATCAATAGAACCATAGACTTGATTCTTGAAACGCTCTTCTGCCTTAGAGATTTCTTCTTCCGAAGCCTGCCTGCCTAACGTCTCTTCATAAGCAGCCTGAATACCTGCTTTGCGCCTAGTGGGAAGCAGCCCACTATAAGTTCTACTAAGTTCTGAAATATCTGCTTCAATTCCTACGGGTGTATAACCCTCGCCAGAAACTACAGTATTGCCAGTAGCATCTTTGTAATCAACAGCAGCTTCTGCAGTACCAAGATCATATTTACTTGCATAATCAGAAAGGCGCCTTTCTGCAACATCATACGTAATTAAACCTTGGTTAAGTTCTTCCAGAGTTCTTTGCTTTAAGGCGGGAAGACCAGCAGCACCGGACTTCTTGCGAGCAATTGTTTGAATCCTTTCTTCTGCCTTGGTTTTTCCAGCCTGCTCAGTAATTCTGGCTTCTTTTTCTGTTTGTGATTTTAAAAAGTCGGCAAAGGTTGTATCCGGCGGCGGCGGATTATATGTAACAGAAGTACCACCGTACATATTATTCTCCTAGTTGTTTTTTAAACAACGAACGAACGGCAACATTTATTTCTTTCATTTTAAAATAACCTTGCGTTAATAGGGCTACTAAAGGGAGAACTTCGTTAATGTAATCCCTTAAAACATGGGCGTAAATTTTATCAACACTATCTCCTGACTCTAAAACGTTACTAATTTCCCATGCATTCCACATCGTAACATGCTGTGAAAATAACAAGTCTTTATGCTCGCAATAGAATTTGTTTGCTGGAAGCCTTACAAAAAAAATTTCTACAATAGTCAAAAGGTCTTGTTTGGTTATTGTTTCAAACTCATCAAAAATATCATCAACGATCCTGGAGCAAGTCGAAAGCATCTGTAAATATTCTTCGGCTGACTCATTACCACCAGCGGCTTTCTTTATGATGAAATCTGCTTTTAACGAATTTTCTTCTCTTTCTTTTAAAGTACTCATTTTAAATAAAAATTAAATTACACCAAAAGAATAGCTTAGCCAACAAGTGGTGCAGTGTTTATTAAATTTATATTAACCAACATATGAACCACGGACTGGCCCAAACATTGCATCTGTTTGTGCTCTACGTGCCGCAATTTCCCTTTCAATTGCTAAACGATTTTCAAATCTAGCTGCTTCCTTTGCTTCTGGTGAAATACGTGCCATGCGTTCACGCTTAGATGCTTCAGACTGCAGGCCAAGTTGACGCTCTGCATAAGGACCTTGAAGAAACTGTTTAGCTGCTTTTTCACGAGAGAATGCAATATCACCACCAGCACCAGCCTGAAAAAGCTGATCCCACATTGACTTACCAAGAGCTGCTTTGGTTTGTGCTCTGCTCTCTTCTACTGCCTGTCTTTGTGCATCAAGATTGGCCTGAGCAATACTAGCGGAGGTCTGTGCCTGGCCCATGCCAAAAAGGCCGCTAATAACGCTGCTTCCTAAACCAAGGCCAAGAGTTAAAGGATCCATACCAGTTTTAGCACCACCACTACTAAGCTTTCCAACTGAAGAAAAATCTCCGTAACCACCGCCAAATGCTTTGGAAGGATCGAAAGAAGATAATGAAGAAGGAAAACCGTAACTCACTTTATTTTACTCAAAGTATTTTTGAGATTGAAAATTAGCCGTGGCAAATTGAGGGCGTGGATAAGCTGCAAGAGTGCGAGCGTAAGTATCGGCAATCCCTTGACCTGCAAGTAAATTCATTGCTGAAATATTTCCAAAAGACTGAGAAATAGTCTTGGGAATATTTGCAAGCATTCCATATTTAAATGCTTCTTTAACACTTTCTTTTCCTAATTCTTGAGCACGGCGAGCTTCTTGCTCCCTAAACTGACCAAGCTCTTCTAACGTATAAGGTTGCTGATAAAAAGGCGCGAGTGCTCGACGAGTCTCATCTGCTCGCATTTCAGATTGAACACGTTCAACCCTTAATTTATCCTGCTCTGCCTTGGGTAATTGTGTAATAAACGATTCAAAATTAAATCCGGTACCAGCAGCACCGGGCTGGAACATCCCTAAATTAGAACCCTGTTTAAAAGTATTAAAAATATTTGACATGATCAACCAAAGCTAATGGAAGGAGCCTGGAGAGTTGCGCCGATATAAGGATTGGAGGCAAGGGCTTGACGCATGGTTGCACCACGTTCTTGCTGACCAACAATAGTAGAGCGGCCCATCATTGCTGAGCGGCCAAGCTGTTGATAAGCAGCGGATTGGCTATTGAGCATTGCTTGTGCATTCGTTAATTGAGCGCGTTGTGCACGTTCAATAATTGGTGACATTGCTTTAGCTTGCTCAACTTCTTTAGTCATCATGTAACCAAGAAGTTCTTTGTCAAGCGCTAATTGGGCACCACCAATTTGTTGAATATCTTGAAGATTTTGAGCGCGATCAAATTCACGTTGTTTACGAGTAGCTGCAGTTTCAGTAAGAGGTACACCAGCAACCTCTACGTCTGCTCCACCACCAGGACGTTGGCCGGATTCCTGCGCTTTACCTGCAAGACCAGTAACAACTTGTTCAGTACCCATCCCGCCGAATAAACCACCCAGGACTGGAAGTGCAAACTGAGCAACTTTACCAGCAGGTCCAGGAATAAGTTTTGCGATTCCGGCACCAACACCACCGCCAACAAGACTACCCAAAGTTCCAGTGAAAGCGCCAAGGGGATCTTGCTGTGCTAATTGAGATGCACCATATAAACCAGCGGTTCCAAGGGCACCATACATGCCCGGGCGCCTGCCATAAGCCTGAGCAGCTTGTTGACTACCTGCAGCAACCTGTTGGCCAAGCTCTTGAGCCCTGGTACCAGCTTGTATTGCTGTTTGCGCACCAGAAGGGCCAAGGGTACGGATCAGGTTAGGATCAACACCTGCACGCCGCAATTTTAACAATTCTTGAAAACGACTAACGTCTGAATCAGCCATTCTTACTATTATTTATATGTTTAAATTCTACCAGGAGAAATATTTTGATACTCTTGTTGAGTCATTAAAGTTGGCCTGTTTCCAGATGCAACAACTTCGTTAATAACATTGCCAGCCATTACGCCACCAACTGAACCGGTAATAGCACCAGCCAATGCACGTACTGCTTTTTGCTTAGGAGAAGAAGCTGTTTTTGCTGCAACATTAGCAAGAAGTGTGCCACCAGCAAAACCTCCCACCATGGGAGCATTCACTGGGTAACCCAACATCCTAAGTTCAGGCTTGCCCTCAAGATTCTCCATTGTTCCCTTAACAATTCCAAGTCCTCCTAAACCTTTTTCTTGGTAAAGAAAGCGCATGTAATTTGCGTATCTCTCAGGTGTTAAATCTGGAATCTCTTCTTTAGCTGTTGCATATTTGAGTGGATCTCCAGTCCTGCCAAGAAAAAAGCGTTCGAATAATTCTTGAGTTGGTTGGCCTGTTTTACGCCTATCTTCTGCTCCTTTCTCAGAATAAGATTGAGCAAAACCCTTTGGCCTGAACTGCTCTTCTGGATTAGTAATGTCATAAGTACCAGCAGCAGCAATGGCTGGAGTAGCAACCGCTAAAGCAACTCCTGCCCTAAGTGTGGGGGAAGACAGCACATCCTTGTTCACACCCATCTCCACGCCTCGCTGGGCGATGGCTAGTGGATGATTCCAGCGCCACCAATAAGTGCGTGTACCGTCATTAGCAACGTCAATTAAAGCTCTGGAAGTATACGCGCCAAGAAATTGGACAGGAGTTTGTCTTGCACTAATACCTTCTTTTTTAAGTTCTTTTTTAAACTGCGGACCTAAAACGCTTTCACCATACCCCAATCCTTTGTTACCAAGAAGTTTATTTTCAGTATCTTGCTGCAGCATCCGTACCTGCAGTGCATCTGCGGTACTAAATCCTTTGAGATAGTCTTGAGCAAGTTGCTGAGCTTTTTGAAAGATATCCATAACTACTCCATCATTTCCAGCATTTCAGGAGGAAGTGTGATGCCTGGATAATGGAAAGCAGTCTGTTCAATCCCTTGCATTTGGAATTGAGTTCCAGGAGCAAGCGCTTGCTGTTGAAGTTTATTAATAGATTGACGCTGAAGAGTTTGTTGATATAACTGCTGCTCTTGTGAGATATTGGTTGGCTCAACTACTTGCGCATTATTGTATAAAGCGCCTTGAGTTGCTAAATCAACCAAAGGCATAGAAGCAAAAGAAGCACCTAAGTTTGCTACGTTTTCAACCGTAGAAGGAGAATAGGGAATCTCTCTTACAGTTTTTTTACCTGCCGCATCTGTTACCACGGCTTTGCCACCAGGAGTACCAGGGAAATATTTACGTGCTGCTGCAACAACCGGATAATTCAAAAGGAAATCACCTGCGCCATATGCAAGACCCGCAACAGGACCTTGCGTTAAAGCACCAATAGCAAAGTTAATTCCCGCCCCAGGTAATGCCGCCTTTGCTGCTTGACGAGAAGCAGGGCCGCCCA